CCACCACGATCCGGCCGCTGCTCAACTACGCCATGACCAAGCAGTCCCGCGGCCGTGACTACGCCGACCTGCTGATCATGTCGCCGGAGCACTATGCGGCGTATGACGCGGCGACGCTGGCGATCCAGCGCCAGACCAGCAACACCTCGCTCGGCACGCTCGGCTTCTCGGCGCTGGAATATATCGGCGGCGGCAAGCGCGCGGAGATCGTGCTTGACGGCGGCATCGGCTCCAACATGCCGGCGAACACTACGTTCGGCCTCAACACCGACAGTCTGCGCATGCGCTATCACCCCTCGCGTAACTTTGACAAGTTGTTCGATGGTGATGGACAGATGCCGATCGACAAGGACGCGATCGCCCAGTTCATCGGCTTTATGGGTGAACTGACGATGGTGAACCCGATGTTCAACTGGCGCCTGTACGACTCGGCCCCAGGTGCCTAATCCTGCAGCTTAACTCTGTGATTGAGTGAGCTACAGGTGATGGGGTCGCCGACGTGTAGGTAATCGCCTTCCTTCCACGAAGGCGGCCCCTGATCGTTTCAATGAAGGAAGGAACTTCTATGTTGCGCCATCAAGATCCAGACGAACTGCTCGTTGTTTTGTTCAAGCACATCGCCGTACACAGCGAAGCCAGAAGCCTCGCCGAGGGCCGGCCGATCTTCGAAGATATCGAGGTGTGCGAGATCCGCTCTCCCGGATCGCCGGACGTCAAGGTATTCCCGTCGACCGAGGTCACCCGCTGGGTTACCGACCCCATGACCCGGCAGCAGCGCACCGAAACCTATGCCGAGCGTTTTCGGCATCAGTACCAGCAGTTCAAGCGTGACGTGGCGCAGACCAAGATCGGCACGCCGCTTGATCTGGTGCCGTTCCTGACCGACGCGCGGCGTGCCGAGCTTCGCGCACAGAATGTCTACACGATCGAGCAGCTGGCCGGGATCGACGGTGAGGAGCTGAAGAACCTCGGGCCGGGCGGCCGTGAAATGAAGAACAAGGCCGACGAGTACATCAAGGAGAGCATGACCACGGCGCCCAACATGCAACTGCTGGCGCAACTGGAGCAACTGCGCGCCCGCAACGTCATCCTCGAGGAAGACGCCGCGCACAAAAAGTCGATTGAGCAAGCCACAGGCAGCGAGTTCGACGGCATGGATCTGGCGCAATTGCGCGAGTACATCAAGACGCACTCCGGGCAGGAGCCGATTGGCGCCATCAACATGAACCGCAAGACGCTGGTGCGGATGGCAGAGAGTGTGCGGCCCGATAAGGTAGCCTGAGATGTCGGTACTGCAGGTGATCAAGGATGTCTGCGCTACGGTCGGTGTCCTGCTGCCGCAGTCGGTATTCTCCGGGATCGCCGGCAACCGCACTATGCAGGAGATGCTGTCGCTCGCCAACGAGATGGCGCAGCGTATTGCCTATGACAATCGTGACTGGCAGACATTGCGTGCCAGCACCACGATCGTCGGCGACGGTGTCGCGGAGAGTTTTGCGCTGCCGGAGAACTACAAACGGTTGATGCTGACGTCCAACCTGTGGCGCGGTACCTACACCGAGCCGATGACGTTCGTCGCCGATCATGACGAGTGGATACGCCACAACCGCGCCGATGGGTGGGACAGCGCGATTGGCGGGGGTAGCTGGACCTTCTCCGGCGGCCGGCTGTACCTGATGCCGGTGCTGGCGCTGGACGAGGTTGTCAGCTTTGCCTACCTCGACAAGAACTGCGTGGCTTTGGCATCGGGCGGCTACGGCGATCGCTTTATCGCTGACGGCGACAGTTTTCGGCTCGACGAGCGCCTGCTGAAGCTCGCCATGATCTGGCAGTGGAAGGCGCAGAAGGGCTCGCCATACGCAGAGGACATGGGCACCTACGGCGATGCCCTGGCAGTAGCGATGGGTCACGACCAGCCGGCACCGATCCTGATCGGCCGCCGGCCGATCTCGGCTAACGCCCGCGTCGCGATCCCGTCGCAGACCATCTACTTTCCGGGTGCTACGCCATGAGCCAGCATCAGGCCTTCAAGCGCGTCGCGGTGCCTGCGCAGGTCGCCGCCAAGCTGGAGACGGTGACGTTGGCGGCACCCACCCGCGGCATCATCCAGAACGAGAACGAGGCCTACATGCAGCCCGGCGCCGCCGTGGTCTGCGACAACTGGAAGCCGACCATGAAGGGCGTCAGCCTGCGCGGCGGCTGCGTCGAATGGGCGGTGCTGCCGGAGGCCATTCCGGTAGTGTCGGCGTTCGAGTACACCAGCGACATCAAGCATGAGATCTACGCCGCCAATTTCGGCAAGGTCTACAATGTCACCACACCACTGCCGGTGGAGGTGGCGAGCGGCCGCAGTAGCGGCAATTACGTCGGCTCGCAACTGGCGAATGCGCAGGGCGACTGGCTGATTGCGGTCAATGACGCCGGCGACCCGCCGCTGCGTTACGATGGCGTTTCGTGGGAGATGATCACCAACGCTTACGTGCCGCCGGTGGGCAAGCCCAGCACGATCAGCAATATCCCGGAGGCGGGGCTATGCTACGTCTGCAAGTACCGTAATCGCTTTTTCTTCATCGAGGTCAACTCGATGAATGCGTGGTATCTGCCGCTCAACGCGGTCGGCGGCACGCTGGAGATGATCCCGCTGTCGGGCGCCGCCACCAAGGGCGGCAAGCTATTGTTCTGTGCCAGCTGGTCGATCGACGCAGGCGATGGAATTGACGACAAGATCTGCTTCGTCACGAATTTAGGAGAGGCCATTATCTTTACAGGCGGCGACCCGTCATCCGCCGCCAACTGGCGGCAGGAGGGCAGATATAACCTGTCGCCGCCGCTCGGCATGAATGCCCATCTGGCGATCGGCGGCGACCTGCTGATTGCCACCGTCGACGGCATCCTGCCGATGTCGGGTGCCATTACCAAGGACCGCGCCGAACTCGAACTCGCCGCCATCACACGGCAGATCAAGCCGATGTGGCGCACTGAGGTACTCGACAAGCGCGAGCATCACTGGACCATGTGCAAGTGGGATGAATATGGCGGCATCTTCACGACGCTGCCCGGCGGCAATCCCGGTAAATATCGCTGCCTTGTCACCAACGCCGCCACCGGGGCGTGGGCGCGGTTCACCGGCTGGGATGCAATGTGCTTCATGCGAATGCGCGGCGACATGTTCTTCGGCACGCAGACCGGGCGCATCATGCAGGCCGACCGCACCGGCTACGATGACGGGCTGCCGTATGTCGCGACACTGGTCGGCGGCTGGGAGATGTTCGCCTCGCCGTCGCAGACCATCACCTGGCGGCAGAGCCGCGCCTCGTTCTCGGCACGCGCCGGCGAGCCGTTCCAGCCGCAGATCTCGGCTACGGTCGACTACATCATCGTCATCCCGCCGCCGCCGCCCGCAGGCCCCGACCCCGGCCTGCTCGACCTCTGGGATCAGGGGCTGTGGGACGCTGCGAAATGGGACGCCGGAACGCCGCCTCCGCCGGTGGTGCGCAATACCGGCTGGGTGTCGATCGGCCAGACCGGCTACAGCCACGCGGCTGTGGTGCAGGTCACGGTGGCGCAGCAGGCCAAGCCCGAGGTCGACCTGATCTCGATCGCGGCGACTTTCGAGCGTGTTGGTGTCAACGTCTAGGGGATAGTAGATGCCACAGGATCTGACAGGCGCATTGGGTGGGTTGTTCGCGCCGGCGTGGATCTATGGCGACGAGGCGCAGATGCAGGCAGTCGCCGACTGGAACGCGCGCAACTTGCGGCGCCCGCCGGCGCCGGATCCGTTTAATTTCTTCCGGGCACCGGACCCCGTCAGCGCGCAGCGCGACGCGCTGGCGCGGGTCATCATGGACACCAGCAAGTGGGGCGGCGGTGGCGGCGACAGTGCGGGCGAGGGCGGCAGCACGGCTGCGAGCGGTCCAGGCCCCGCCTCCAGCCCCGGCCCCGGCCCCGGCCCCGGCCCCGGCCTTGGTTTTGGTGATCCCTCCAACACGAATGTCGGTGTTGAAGGAGATGTTGGCGCGCCAGCCGGCGTGACCCAAGGCCCCGCCACTCCGGCGGGCGTGGTTAGCAGCGCGCCAATGTCTGACGTGCCAGGCTTTGAGACTGAGGGCGTGCCGGGCATGGCCCCCGGTATGACGCAGGGCGTGCAGACCAACAGCGACATGGGCGTCACCACGATAGGGGCACCGAACGCGGAGACTGGCCCTCACGGCGAACCCTCGGCGGCGACGACCCAGACCGGCCCGACATCCACGGCCGCGCCGGCCACAGGCATGGACGAGGCGCAGGCCATGAACAGCCCGCTCGGCTTCGCCATGGCCGAAGCGTTGGCCGAGCAGGCCAATACCATCAGCGACATGAGCGATATGGCGGCCAATATGGCATCGCCCGCCCCGCCCAGTGCGCCATCAGCGCCAACCGCGCCAACCGGACCAACCGGACCAACCTCACAGACCGGGCCAACTGGCCCTCCAGGGCCTCCCGGCATGATGGCGGACCCCGGCATTGCGGCGACTGTGGCGGCAGCCATCGCCAACAACAACGTCAGCACCATTGCCGACACGCCTACCGCCGTGCAGGCCGAGAATACGGCGGCCATGAACCAGGCCACATTCGGTTACAGCGAGGCCGAGAACCAAGCGGTGGCGGCGGTCGATGCCGCGCTGGCCAGCATTGCCGATAGTGACAATGCCGGGCCGGCGCCGGGCTTTGGCATGGGCATGGGCGAGGCCAACGGCATCGGGCCGGGCATTAGCGGCATCGGCTCAGACTCCGCGGCGTCGGCGTCGGTCGGCGACGCCGGCGACGCTGGCGGCATTGGCGACGCTGGCGACGCTGGCGGTATTGGCGGCATTGGCGGCGACGCTGGCGGCATTGGCGGCATTGGCGGCATTGGCGGTGACAGTGCCGGCGACAGCGCCGGCGAGGGCGGCGGCACTGCGGCCGGCGGTCCCGGCCCTGGCGGTGATGCCGGCGACGCCGGGGGTGTCGGCAGCGCGGCGGGCGAAGGGCAAGGCAGCACCAGCGGCGAAGGTGGCGTCGGTGCTGACGGCGGCACTGGGGACGCGGGTGGCATTGGCGGCGACGGTGGTACCGGCGATGGCGGTGCCGGCGATGGTGGTGCTGGCGATGGCGGCGGACCCGGCGGTGACGGCAGTGGCGATGGAGGCTGGTGATGCTGGACTACATCTTTGGCCACGACGAGGCGGTCGCCCGTTTCGTGGCGCAGTTGATCCCGGAATGCCGCGAGCGCGGCTTCGGCAAGTGCGCCGCGATCGGCGTCATCAACGAGGAGGGGAAGCTGGTCGGTGGGCTGGTGTACCGCAACTGGTGCCCGGAGGTCGGCACCATCGAAATTTCAGGTGCCGCAATCCCTGGCACCAATTGGCTGTCGAGGCGCACCGTCCAGATCATGTACGACTACCCGTTCTATCAGGTCGGCTGCCAGATGGTGATCAAGACCACCATGGCCGACAACGCCATCGTGCTGCGGATTATGGCCGCGGTTGGCTTCTCGCTGCACTACATCAAGCGGCTCGGCGGCCGCGACCGCGACGGCGTGGTCGGCACATTGACGGTGGAGGATTGGGAGCAAAGCCGTTACAACGTCAATCGAAGGCGGCCTGTTGAACAACCCGAGCTTATCGAGGAGGCCGCCTGATGCCGTCGCCATATTTGAACACAGGCGTCAATGACCAGCGCGACGCGATCACGCGGGCGCTGATGAACATCGCCTCGCCGCCGCCCCAGACCCCGATGCCGCAATTGCCGCAGTCGACGACGCCGCAACTGCAGATGCCGCAGACGCCGCCGCAGGGCGCGCCGCCGCAGGGCGCGCCGGTCACCGGCGGGCTGCCGCCGTCAGCGATGCCGCTAATGCCGGGTATGCCGCCGCAGCAGGGCCAGCCCCCGATGCCAGGCGGCGTGCCGCCGACAGGCCAGCCGCCGATGATGCCGCCGCAGTTGCAGCCGGGTGGCATGCCACCACGGCAGTAGGAGGATACAACCTTGAGTAAGCCTGACCCGCCTCAACCACCTAACCCTTACGCGACCGCCGCCGCCGCGACCGGCACCAATGTCGGCACCGCGATCGCCAACAAGTACCTGAACCAGGTCAATCAGGTGACGCCGCAGGGCCGGCTGGATTACAACCAGACCGGCAACTATGCGTGGACCGACCCGACCTCCGGACAGGTCTACAACATCCCGTCATTCACGGCGACGCAGACGCCGTCAGCGCAGCAGCAGGCGATCCAGGGGCAGCAGGAGGCTGCCGCCTACAATCTGGCCGGCATGGCTAACGCGCAGTCGGAGCGCGTCTCCGGCCTGCTGTCGACGCCGTTCAACCCGAACGCCGGCGGCCCGGCCCGCGGCGACCCTAACTGGATGACCTATAACCATGTTGCCCCCGCTCTAACCTCGTTCGACCCCGGCGGCCAGATCCAGAAACAGTTTGGCGACGCCGGCGACATCACCAAGACCTATGGCCCGGCAGATAATTTTAGCGCCGATCGGCAGCGGGTCGAGGACAGCCTGATGCAGCGGATGAACCCGCAACTAGGCATCGAGCGCAAGAACATCGAGCAGCGACTGGCCGATCAGGGCATTCGCTACGGCAGTCAGGCCTACTCCAGCGCGATGGACGACTACAACCGGCAGGCCAACGACGCCCGCTTCGCCGCGGTCGGCCAGGCCGGCGCCGAGCAGCAGCGCATGAACCAGATGGCGGGCTCGCTCGCCGCCTTCCAGAACGCCGCGCAGGGGCAGGAATATCAGCAGCAGCTCGGGCGCGGCACGTTCGCCAATGCCGGGCAGGGCCAGCAGTTCACCCAGACCGCTGCGCAGGCCGCCTTCGGCA